TAAGCCCTGAAGCGATCTTGGAAATGTTGATATTTTCAATACTGATGCGTTTTTCCCATCGAGTAACAGGCGTATAAATTGCACTGTAAATTTTTAGAACAAGTACATCATTCATGGGTTGGTCGATAAGGTCAGGCACTATCGAACCGTAGTCACCACGCATGACACGACTGCCCAAAGGAGTAGTTACAATGTCTTCAATTGATTGTTCTATGCTCTCGATTTCTGAAATTGTTACGCCTGTATGACGTGAGATCATGGTACTGGTCCTCCAGAAGTGTCACCGCCACCCTTAACACCAGAGGTTCTATGTTTAGTTAGACTTATCTTTCCTGCGATAACATCCGCATCTGAGGTAATATCCAAAGTGGAATGGATTCCCCCCTCTACTTCGAGATTGCCAACAATTTTTACAGTTCCACCTTCTGGAAGAATTGCTTGAAGCTCATGTTTTTTGACGTCATAACTTATGACTGCACCATCTTCAAAGGCTCTAAATTTGATATCTGGATCTAATGACTGAGTCGGAAAATCTTCATTGTTTAAACCAACAACAACGACTCCGAGTTCGATTACTCCGCAAGGGCTAAATACAATGCATTCTTCCTCAATGCTCGGTAAATCATGAGTTGAATCTTTACCAGCTCTTAAATTTAATAGGCGCAATTCTTTAGTTACGATGTCACCTAAATTGACTGTAACTTTATGAAAAGGGCTAGACGGTATTACGGTCTTGATACGTCCTAGACGGATCATATTTTCAAGACGACGATTGGATTCTGCGTTCATGCTGCAATCGTTATGCAGCTAAAGGATTAATGCATTTGGTTTGGTTTGTATGTCAGTTATATACAAGTGGGTTCATTTTGAATCTATCAAGTTAAGAACGTCATTTTCAATCATTTCAATTTCAGCTTCAGTAAAGCCAAGCAATTGACGCTGTGCATATCTGACTTTGAAAGATCGTCCGTTATATTTCAAATTATCAATTAATCCTTCCTGGTGAATTCGGGCAAGTCTCGATACTCGTTGATCAAATCCAATAGTTACCCCATTAGGAATATTTTCGATTTTCATGAACCGTGTTGTTTTTAATTTCATGAACATTTTTTTCTTAATCTGCCCTTTTCTTTTTCTTAAATTTTTTCTCGGGATATAAGCACTACCGTCAGGATTCTGTTGTCGAGTAATACGCTGACTTTGGCTTGCACGTATTTTACGTGCAATTACCATTGCCATTTTGCGACGCGCTGCATCGTTTAGGGATACTAATAAAGCATTTAAATGCTCAGAAAGATATTCAAGCTCAGCCATTTATAGAAAATACTCTTGCTCAGGTTCTCTTGATATCCACGATGCCAGCTCAGATCCATCTTTATCAAATAACGTGACTTGCTTTGATTCTTCGGCTTTGTGATAGCGTGGCTCATCTGGATAGTCGACACATAAACCTTCGCTGGTTTGCTTCACAATTACACGCTCAGTTAATGGTAATTGAATTGCCAAATCAACTTTATCATTTGCCAAAATTTCAGCTTCAAACTTAATGCCAGATTTAACGTTATCAAGGTTGGCCATTAAATTAGATTGATTCATCCGAACCCAATCCAATAATGGAATACTGACTGCGGCAAGGTCACCAGCATAATCGGTTAAAATCATTGTGAGGGTGTATGCATATTCAAATGATAAACCATTTGCCAACGTACTCCGAACCGCACCATCATCAACAAAAATAAGGATGCGGTCAGGATCACGACGTAGTTCAGGAATCGCATCTAAAAGATATTTTCTTAAACTATCTGGTTTTTTCATGCTGCTTTAGTCTCACTATATAGTGGTTCTAAATGATCATATTCTTTTTGGAATTTTGCCTGGTACCCAAGTTTTTTATAATTAGGACCATTATAAAGTGTGAAAACCACATCCCAATTCTTTGCTCGCAGCGCATCAATTAAAGCAACTTTTTTCTTTTCAATGATGCCTGTTTTCCATTCAATGAAACGGATGAAAGCTTCCAACTGGTTTGACTCACTTACAAATTGTTGATCAACAAATTCTTGTACAGATGCATAGCCTAAATCTTTCCAGTTTTCACCCATAACCTGAAACTGCCCCCATGATGTTGACATCAAAGCACATTCAACATCGATTTGCTTTGCTTGTTCCAGTCGAACATATTCAGCTTCATTTCCCTGATATCCACCATATTTACGGTTAACAATATTCGGTCGTTCAGCTTCCATTTTATTGGCAAAAGCTGTGCCTTTTTTCAAACGCAAATATGCATACATTCGATGGCGTTCAAATAGAATTTTAGGTTTTCCGTTTTTAAGAAACCCAACGCCTTGACCTTCAACTGCACCAAAAACACGGATGACCAATTCAGAGACTTTTAGGCGCTCAGCTGCTTTTTTATAATCACTATCTTTAAGCAATTTTGAGATGTTTTGTTCCAGAAGGGCACTGCGCGTCTTATCCCCTACTTTGCCATCTGCAACCAAATTTTTTTGCTTTTGGAATGTAATGACAGCATATTCGGTGGAAGCTCCAAAATCACCATCGATGGAAAGCTCTTTCCCTTTAACGCCTTTAAAGCCAAGCTTTTTAAGCTGTTGCTGCAATGTAATTACATCACTGCCTTTTGACCCAAATTTTAAGATAGCTGGCATTATGTTGTGCTCCAGATAAGTTTTGCGACATTACCTTTTGCACGGCAAATTAGGACCGCCAAAAGTACTGCAAAGATGGCATCCCATAACGTGACAGGATCTTTAAAAAAGAGAATGTGAATTGATTGCCCTATAAAAGCATCAATAAGAATCGTGGCCAAAATTGAAAAGCCATGACGATGGCGTAGGCCTTCAGCATCAAAACAGATGATCCGTAGACCACAAATCAAGTAGGCAATCAGAGCAATCAGTTGAAACATAATTTCGATCATGGCTTTCCTCCTCCACGAAATTTATTCCAGATGTCAGATAGACTCGATTGGTCTACCCAGACCATAGCTTTTAAGATAATTGGTAGTGAAAAAATTGAAGCAATCATTCCTGCCGTTGCATCGTTAGTAATGAAAGTTCGAGTTGTCACTTCTGGTGCGAGTAAATACCCAATACCAACGGCAATGATCATTGTCGAAAGTCGTTGTAATGGTTTTAAATCTTTTTTCGTTGTTGCAAAGAGAGCTGCTCCAAATACCGCGCCTAGCAATGCATTCCCATTTACAAATGGAAGTAATGAAGCTGCACTAATTGAAACTGCTGTAATTGCTGAAGTTGTAGTTGGTTCTGGCATTATTAATCCCACAGTTGTACTGTTTGCTTGATTTGTTGTGGTGTATCGATATCAGGAAGAATTACAGAGGTGCCAATGGGCAAAAAAATTCCTATATCGGCCAAAGCTGGATTTGCTTCGAGTACCTTTTCAACTACACCCGAACTGCGTCCGTAATATCGCCAACAAATTGAGTTGATAGTGTCATTTTGAATAGCTGTAATGGTTTTGCTCATATCAACTCAACTATGCTGTGGTTTTCGCCTTTTAGCTGTTGAATCGCCCATTGCTTATTTCGTCGGTAGTCATCAACTGAACAATCCATCGATTCTGATTTTTTTTCACCAGAATTAGTACTGTCATAGTTACGATAAATTTCGTTTACTTTTGCTGCTACACCATTCGATACGGCTGAAAAATAAAGCACTTCAGTATCTGCTTTACCGTCAATTTCATTAACAGCTAAATCAACTAGCTTTTCGGCTTTCATCACTAAGTTTGCAAGTAAACGATTTACATCGATGACTTCTTCCCGAGTAAGTTGTTGCAATCGAACATCGGTCACTGATCCGTCGATCCGAACAAAACTGCGGATCTCATCTAGAGAAATTTCAGGAAAAAAGGTGCCACTTGAAATAGTGATATGACTTGGGGTTATTGCACCGTTTGCGATAAATCCCATGTAGATCTCCTTCTTAATGCACTGGGAGGGGCAATGGCTCGGTGAAGATTTACTGTGACGTTAAGATCACGACCATTGCACTCCAGTGCGGTGCGGGGCACTTATTCAGAAGTCGGTACCATATTGCCGTGGTCATCAACCACAGGCGTTCCATTTTGATTTAACAAAACGTCGGTAACTTCTGTTTGTTCGTTGGTAGTAACTACTTGAGATTCTTTTTGATAAGCCAAAGTATCTGTAGTTTCTCTTTCTGCTAATAACTTGGTAGAAAGCTTACTCATTTTGTTTAGATCAGTTCGACCGCCACATTTATCGTCAAGATCTAATGCTTTTTCTAACCAACATTGAGCATGAACAGAGCGAGGTAAATCATTTTCAAGATCACCAGTCAAAAACTGCATTTCACCTTTACCTAAGGCGAGATAAAGCTTAGCTTTAACTTCATCTGGCATATCAAGACGATTTTGTGGCAAAGATTTATCAGTAATTAGACGTTCTAAACGCACTAATTGATCTAATCCTTTTTGATCGATACCAGCTTCAGTTTTGAGTAATTTTAAAAATTCTTCGGCAATATCTTCAGTAACAAAGCATGCTTCGGAACGTTCAAAACGGTCTGGAAGTTTTAAGCCGTATTTCAGAATGTATTCGGCAATATCAAGTGCAAAATCAAAATCACCAATATCAATTGACCAAACCAAAATCTCAGTAATTACTGCATCCTGAACACCAGGTTTTACTTCTAAAATACCTTCCACGTATGGTTTGTAATTTGGAATTAACTGACGCTTTAATTCGATTTTGTTCT